AGAATTTCTTAAATATATATATTTAAGAAATGTCGTCCCTTATTAGTTTCGATATCGGAATAAAAAATATGGCGTTTTGTATGTTTTCTTTTCCTTCTACGAACCCTTTTTTAATAGAACAATGGAATGTTTTAAATTTGATGGAAAAAGAAGAATCTACTGAAAAATGTACAAATTCTCTCAAATCCAAGATTCAAAAACCTAAAAAAATAAAGAAAACGGAAAAAGAAAAAAAGAAAAAGAAAAATATTATTTCTCTAGAGAATTTTATCATTGAGAGAAAAGAACCAGAACCAGAGTTTGAGATAAATCAAACAGAAACGCCGTGTAATAGAATTGCGAAATATAAGAAAGCAGGAATCTATTATTGCGAAAAGTGCGCGAAATCTCAGACCGAATATCTTGTTCCGAAAAAACAATATTTACCCTCTTCTCTCAAAAAAATGAAAATAGAACCTCTAGAATCTTTCGCAAAAACATTTCTCTCGGAAATCTCGGAAATTCCAAAAACAAAACGCGGAATTGTTGAATTATTAGTAGACTATTTCGAGAGAAAAGCATTAGAACCCGTTATAGAGAGAAAGACGAAATCTGCGGCAGAAACCGACCTTATTACTATCGGAAGAAATATGAAAGTATTATTAGATCAAGTTACCGATATTGACCAAGTAACGACCGTTATTATTGAGAATCAGATTTCGACAATTGCTACGCGGATGAAGAGTATCCAGGCAATGTTGGCGCAATATTTTATTATGCGTAATACAGAAGTACATATCGAATTCGTTTCATCTGCGAATAAATTAAAAGAATTTACAAAAGAAAATCGAGAGAATAAAGATAAAGATAAACAACAAGCTGCCAAACAAACATATAAACAACATAAGAAAGATAGCGTCCAATATACGGAAGAAATTATTCAAAAAAACGAATATCTATCGCGATGGCTACCCGAATTCACCGCCTCTAAAAAAAAGGACGATTTAGCAGATGCATTTTTACAAGGAATATGGTTTTTGAAAAAGACGGAAAAAATACAGATATCGCAATTTATAATCGAGAGATAAATATATAATATATGGTAATACGCACAGATTATTTATTTTCATATTGGATATTTGTATGGTTTATACTTTTTTATGCGACATCTCTCAAAAATCCAGTACCTTCTCCAAAACTTGCATTTATTGTCGCTATATTCGAAAATATTATTGAAATAATATTATTATCAAGAGTGAACAAAAATCCATGGCAAATCCTAAAATATTTTATAACTATTTTTTTATTCAAGATTCTTCCTATATATTTAATGTGGGATATTCCTGTCGTACTTCCGAGAGATATTTATATTTTAATCGGGGTTTTTCTAGTATATAATATTTATTTATATGCGATGGGAACAAGTCTATTCGAAGTTTATAAAGAAACAAATCAATCTCTCGAACAAAACCAGAATCAAACGCCATTTTACCGTTTTTTAGATTGGATTAAATCAAAATTCTAGACCTTCAACCCAATCCGATTCACAAGCTAATTTCAACAATTCTTTATATAATTGTCTAACATTTACAATGTAAAAAAATGTACGAACGTACATTTTTTTATTTTTTTTCTTTATACTCATTATTTTTTACGAAACGAATTATATACCTAGCTATTTCTATAAAACTACAAACGATCAACAAACAAACTTTATACGTATACAATATACTGTCTACCCTTATAGTCCATATTACCTGTTTTCCGATTGAACTTGAAGAACAAAGTCTCTTCGTCCCCGTAATCGATTTCTAAGTCATTCTCGATAGGAGCGTCATTGATATACTCTTTCTCAAAACGTTCGACTTCTTCTTTCTGTTTACGAAGACGGCGCTCCTCTTCTTCTTTCTGTTTACGAAGACGGCGCTCCTCTTCTTCTTTCTGTTTACGAAGACGGCGCTCCTCTTCTTCTTTCTGTTTACGAAGACGGCGCTCCTCTTCATGAAGACGATTTCGCTGTATATAATCAACCATATAGGCTCTACTTCCTAGATATGGAAAATTAACTGGTACGTCTAACCCTTTCTCAAACTGACCACGCATCTCTCTAGTCGTAGCCGTATTCCACTTCTCAAACTGAACAATTGCATAAGGGTTTTGACCCCTAATCCATTGCATATCAAGATTGTATATGATTCCAATGCGCATATACTTAAGCACTTGGAATAGTGCATCTGGAGTAGCACATAAATCAGGATCAATATCCTTAATGACAATCTCACTTGGATAGTATTCGCTTTTCTTAACGTTCATCATTTCGTTAGGCAATTAATGCTCTTCATAAATTCTAAAAAAAAAGATTTCAATTTTATCCACATATACACTGATTATATATGTATCTATTTTTATAAGTATATAGATGGATAAATAAACTTAAATATTATTATTATGGTATATACAGACTGATGAATATATTAATTACACCCAAGAAATTCGTTTTAAACGAAATCTTCTTTTTAGAAACAAAATATAATACCGTTATAGATGGTACTTTCATTAAAATTATATATTCAACGCCTTATTTTACATTAAATACTTTATTCTTAGATTTTCCATTTAATATTAATACGAATTCATTTAATGGAAATCAGTACTTGGTATTTAATTCTACACCCAATAATATAGAATTAGTGAACCATTTTAAAAAAATCGAATATGATATTTTACAACAATATGTAGAAATTAATCAATCGCATAATCTTGAACTAATAAATAAACGACCTAATTATACGATTCTTAAACAATTAAAAAATGGAATGATAAAATATTATCATTATTCGAATAATTCAATTCTAAAATATTATATGAAAATATCGGGAGTCTGGGAAACAGATAAAGAGTATGGATTAATGTTTAAAGTCATTCAATATTAATAATTGCATATACAAAACAAACTATCTAAAAATTATATTTTATATTTTAGATATCCTATACTATACAATAAAATGCCGACGATTACTAGAATTATCCATCAGATATGGATCGGTGATAAACCAATGCCGAGAGAATGGATACAAACATGGAAAAATAAAAATCCCGAATTCGAACATATTCTTTGGACTGAATCGGAATTCGTAAACCGCAAATTTATATTCAAGAACCAAGACAAAATCGACCTTTGCCAAGAAATCTGTGGAAAAACCGATATTATGCGACTAGAAATCCTGTATAAATACGGCGGCATTTTTATTGACGCAGACTCTATTTGTATAGAACCGATTGAATCACTCTTTGAGAATGAGGAAATCGGTGGATTCGCGACGTATGAAAATGAGAATGTTCGAAAATGGTTAATTGCGAACGGCAATATTGCGTTTATTCCAAAACATCCTCTACTATACGATATGATAGAATGGATACATAGCGATGAATCCGTCGAGCCGATAAAGACAATGAGAGCTTGGGGATCAGTAGGACCTGCGCTATTTACCCGGTTTTTGAATACGGGAAAATATCCAGATATACAGATTCTGCCGAGTTATACCTTTCTACCCATCCATTTTATGGGAACAAAATATGACGGACATCGGAAGGTATACGCCCATCAACTATGGGGGTCAAATTATGGTCTTTATGATAAACCGAATTATTCTCTCAAATTACCGAGAGAATTAGAATTGCCGGATGAAACGATTACGCTCTGTATTTTCTTAAACAATACCTTCAATGTCGATTCATTAAAATATGTGTTAAACTCGATAAAGTACCAGCGTGGATACTTTAACATCGAATGTATTTTTATTTTAGAAGAAGTTTTTATAAATCGAAAAACGGAATTCGAGAGATTTGAAAATCTCAGAATAACCTCCGAAAAAACCTCCCGATTTATCAAAATTCGAAATCTCTCAAAAACGAATTTTGAAAACTTGGAAAAAAAAGTAAAATATATAAATATTTTCCCCAATTGTATTTTATATCCGGACTCTCTAAAAAAAATAATAGAAGGAAATATCGTTACTGTACCTCTTTATAGTGTAGATAGTGGAAATAAGTGTATTATTTTAGACGAAACAGTTAGGATTCATTCGTATGAAACATACCAGGTAAATCCTCTATAGTTACGAAAAAGTTTAAAATATCTTTATCTATTTTTATTGCCGGAGACCAACTTGAACGATTCTCGCAATTATGATTCGCGATTTTCTCTCGATAATATTCGTCGAGTAATTGTTTCGGAGAATTATGGATTACGGATATGAGAGTCCATTCTGGATTACGGAATGGATAACTCGGGGGATATATAATCCTTGTTCGTATATCTATTTTATCTGTTAAGAAATCACTAATAATGCGGCTGATTTCTATAGGCAAGTTTTTGAATTCGATGAAATGTGTTTTTGAATAGTTGATAGATATATCTAAGATGGGCGCGGTTGTAGTTTTTTTCCTGATTTCGATAGATTCATCTAACCCCCAGAATTTCTCAAATGTTGTATCTTTTAAGGTAGACTCTAACTGTTCCATATAAAGATTTAGATAGTTCATTTTGGTATATATGTAATTTGTATGAGTGAATATATTTTCTATATATTCATTCAATTTTATACATTTTAGAGAGATATGTATAAATAATCATCTACGAATAATTAATGTAAGCGTCGTTACAGTTAATAATGCAGTCAATACAAATGCATATACGACCAATATACGATTTATATCCTTGTATTTTTTTACTTCTAATTCTAATCTATTCACAATATTATAATTTCCAACAGCGAATCTTTTGTCATACGATAAAATATGGTTTACGATATCAATAGGTGTATTTTTGAATACTTCCATCTAGATTTGTTATACCATAATAAAGTTTAAATTTTAAACCTTTTTTATAGTGAAAATGGAGAGTTTCAAAAATAGATAATAAACAACATAAAAAATTATATGTAAAATATAAAAGGGTTCTTAAATGAATATATTGACAGAAGATAAACAAAAAGAATTCTGTAATGAAATCATTCAAATAAAAAATGAGATTGTTAAAACTACGTCAAAAGCGGAGATATTTCAACATTTTTCCAATATAATATTTTGGCAAAACATGTTATTCTTCATTGGCATTTCTGGAATCTGGATTCAATATAATTTTATTTCTATTTTATCATTGACCTGTTTTATCGTTACTAGATGGTCTATAAACGGGCATCACGTCGGGCATGGAGGGTATGACAAATGTAACGTATATCCATATTTAAGAAAAGATTTTGGAAAAGGGTTAAGACGAATCGTCGATTGGTTTGATTGGTTCAGTATAGAAGCATGGAAATTCGAACATAATAAGTTTCATCATTATTATCTCAATGAACAGTCTGATCCCGACTTGGTAGAGAATATTTATGATACAACGCTAGTAAGATTTACATTTTTTCAAAGAAACATTATGTTCTTATTAAGTATGATAACCTGGAGATGGGCGTATTATGCTTCAAATACATTAGCCAAATATCATTCATCGTTAAATAATAATAGCGAATCGAATTCTACTATAATGATACATCATTTATTTTACGTAGAAGGGTTGCCACTAGAATTCTTAAAATTAGTTTTACCTTATTTTATTTATATGTTTATCTTTATACCATCTATCTTTGGCTGGTTCTTAGGTTCGCCCTATTTCTATAATGCTCTGTATAATCTTATTCTAACGGAAGTTTTTGCGAATATTTATAGTTTCCTTATTATTACAACCAATCATTGTGGGTATGATTTATATAGATTCAATAAATCCGACCTTTCTGAAAATGGTAGAATATATCGAGCGGTATTAGGTAGTGTGAATTATCCTTTTGGGAATGATATGATAGATTTTTTTCACGGATATCTAAATTATCAAATAGAACATCATATGTTTCCAGATTTAAGTTGTCTGGAATATCGACGATTAGCACCATTTGTACGAGAGATTTGTAAAAAATATGATGTTCAATATATTAAACAAAATATATTCATTCGATTATATTATACCTATCGTATTTATGTTGGATTAGATAGAATGAAAGTGTATGATTAATCGTTTTTCCAATTTTATATGAAATATATAAAATTGAAATCTTTTTTCTAAGAATAATAATAAAGTATTTAATACCAAATGACGGACGTTGATACAATGAATACTTTTGCCAAGGATTTTGCGGGACATATATTCTATCGAGAATTGGATATACGGCCACTAGTTTTATATTTCAGGCTTATGTCGAACGAAGATATCCGCGCTCTACTCGGTTGGTCGAATAATATGATGGATTGGATTCCTCGTGAATATCCGTTACATTATTCTCATTATCAATTGGTAGCTGCGTGTATTCTTAGATATTACTATATACCGTTTTTAGAACGCATTGTAGTAGATGATGATGCATTTGCTAGAGAGAAAGTGAGGTGGGAAAGGATTCTGAATTCCACAAAGTATCCAACATGTGTCCAAGATGATTTTCAAGATAAACTCGCAGCTGTTGAATTGGATGAATTCAAAAATGGTAATCATCAACCAATACGGACAAGAACATTCTCGAGAGATACTATCACTATTATAGGATAACAATCGCGACAAAATAGGAAAATGAAGAAAAAACTAAAAAATAAAAAAAAATAAAAAAGGGGTGGTTCCCTTTTTTATTAGAGTATCATTTTCATAGAACCACGTCTTAATTGTTTTATTCGAAATGGCGTAGACCCATTCTTAAGATTGTGAATTTGATTTGTCTGCGGACTATCTTCTACTGCAGATTTAAATTCCGTTACGTTTATAAAGTCTAAATGTGTATAGTATGATAAGTTATGTATAGTATTAACTCCATCGTTTGCATTTAAATATTTATATTCATCAATAAATCTATGAAATTCACTTCGATTCACAATGCGTTCCAATGTATCGTTAAAATGTATCATTTTTTTATCTAATATCGGATAGAAATTTGTTCGATCGATCAATAATCCCGATTTTAATACACGGTATTGAAATGCATTATCTTCATACCCCCATGCCCAATAATTTGGGAATCCATTTGTTTTTTCAAAATCTCCGGCAGTTATAGATACAATTCCTCCTAATGTAAATGTATATCCATATAAATGTTTTACGGTTCCTTGAACAGTTTGATAATTAAATTGATTCTTATATTTTGGCATAGTATCTACATCATTAAATACTAATGTAATTGACTTATATGTATCTGGATACATTTTTTTTACGTATATAAATCCAATATTTTTCATGGCTCCACGGTTAAACGTACGTGTATCTAATTGATGAATATATAATATATCATATTCAGATTGATTCATATCTTCAAGGATTTCAGTCATATGTTGTTTAAAAAATGTCAACTGTTCTTCTCTCTCTCGATAAGGGACAATAAATATCAGTTTTGGAACAACAGGTTCTTCTACAACTGCAGGCTCTTCTACAACTGCAGGTTCTTCTACAACTGCAGGCTCTTCTACAACTGCAGGCTCTTCTACAACTGCAGGCTCTTCTACAACTGCAGGCTCTTCTACAAATGCAGGTTCTTCTACAACTGCAGGCTCTTCTACAACTGCAACTTCTTCTACAACTGCAACTTCTTCTACAACTGCAGGCTCTTCTACAAATGCAGGTTCTTCTACAACTGCAACTTCTTCTACAACTGCAGGTTCTTCTACAACTGCAGGTTCTTCTACAACTGCAGGCTCTTCTTCTACAACTGCAGGCTCTTCTACAACTGCAGGTTCTTCTACAACTGCAGGTTCTTCTACAACTGCAGGTTCTTCTTCTACAACTGCAGGTTCTTCTACAACTGCAGGTTCTTCTTCTACAACTGCAGGTTCTTCTACAACTGCAGGTTCTTCTACAACTGCAGGCTCTTCTACAACTGCAGGCTCTTCTACAACTGCAGGCTCTTCTACAACTGCAGGCTCTTCTACAACTGCAGGTTCTTCTACAACTGCAGGCTCTTCTACAACTGCAGGTTCTTCTACAACTGCAGGTTCTTCTACAACTGCAGGCTCTTCTACAACTGCAGGTTCTTCTACAACTGCAGGTTCTTCTACAACTGCAGGCTCTTCTACAACTGCAGGCTCTTCTACAACTGCAGGTTCTTCTACAACTACAGGCTCTTCTTCAATAATGTCGAATCGAATGTTTTCTGAAACTTCACTATTCATATAATATATATATTATATATATATTGTACATATAACTAATTATCGAAATACACTAAATAATAAACTTGTCAAAATAACCCTAATAATAACACACTAATAGTGTACTTTATCATCTTTTCCTATCCATTCTACAAAGGCGTTACAAGCAATATCTTCGCAGATACGTTTCATTTGAATCGTTCGTTCTTTGATAGGTTTCTGTATTTCGTCATAAATAAAATGATCGTCGAAACCAATATATGCAGCATCTTCTTTTGTATTTCCAAAATATACTGTATCAATACGTGACCAGTATATAGCGGATAGGCACATTGGACATGGTTCACAACTTGTATACAATGCACAATTTGATAAATCGTAATTATTTAGATTCTTACATGCATTATTTATAGCAACTATCTCTGCATGCAATGTAGGGTTGTTATTAATAGTTACCATATTATGTCCTTGTCCTACGATTTCTCTAGATACTTTATTTATGATAACACAACCAAAAGGTCCACCGCCTACTTGTATTCCTAGTTCGGCCAGTTCGCAAGCGGATATCATGAATGATTCGTCAGACATGGAGATTTATGAAACAAGTTTTTATATTATTTTATTCTTTTTTTATTTTTATGCGGCGATTTATAAGTTCTAAAAATCCGAACTATTTTGTATTTCATTTAGAACAACGTAAATATCTCGTATAATAAGAGATTGATTATATCGATTGTTTAATTTACTTATAATATCGAATAATTGACCTATAACAACCTTTTTATTTGAAGTAACAATTGGACAAGGCTTAGGCAAAGGACAAGGCTTAGGCAAAGGACAAGGCTTAGGCAAAGGACAAGGCTTAGGCAAAGGACAAGGTTCAGGCAAAGGACAAGGTTCATGTGGAACTTCAGGACTAGGTAAGGGTAGATGATCCGGTTCAGGAAGAGGCAAAGGTAGAGAACTCGCAGGTAACACATTTTGTTGGAATTGTCCGATAATATTTCCTGGGGGGAACGTATTAAACGATATATATGCCTGACCAGTAGACTGGTTAATCGAAATACCCATACCAAATCGTGTACTCGTTAGCCATACTAGACACGTAAAATGTCCGGTTGCACTTGAATACCCAGGATTATCAAAATTGTATAGCGAAACCTCGTTATACCAACCGTCAATCGCTAGCTTCAATAATGTCATCGGGTCAGTTCCATATCCTTCAAAAAAAGAAATATTTTCACCATATAGTTGATTACCGCTATGTTTAAATATATTATAAGCTGTCATATAGTACGACCATTGTTGGGCGAATGAGACTAATGTATTATCCCATGATAGCGGCGGAGCATGATGTCTTGCTCTATATTTATTGACATAATCCGTTATCTCGAGTATGTTTTGATAACTTAATGCGGGTTGAATAATCGACATTTATATAGATATATGCATATATAAGAAAAACTAATTCCTAAATATATTTCGATAAAGCATTGTAGCTTACAATTGTAGTAGTAAGTATTACAATTGTAGATTCAATATTTATTTTTATATAATTTGTTTACACTATTGAACATTTTAAGTTATTTCAAAATGAATATATTCATGTTTTTGTTGTTTTTGTCTAATTTTTCTTTCCGTTCGGGTGAAATTTATAACATTTGTCATTTTCATCTTCAACCTTATGTACAAGTTTCTGAATTCTTTCATAAATTTTTTCAATTTGGTTGTCTTCTTGCTTTTCAATTTTTTTACAGTTATCTTCCATTTTACTAATCATTTCACGGTCTTTATTTATCTTTTTGCGAAGTTTTTGCGTTTTATTCTCATTTTTAGTTTTAATATTATCAATTTGGGTTTCTAGTTTTGTTATAAGTTTTTCTTTATTTTTAATGGATTTTTTTGATTTACACTTGTAATATTTTTTTAAATGAGCAGGAGGAGTTGAACGTGGTGGAGACGTTGAAGGAGTTGGCATATTATATTATAATATATATATATATATATATAGATATTAATTTTCCTAAATTTGGATAAGATAAAATAAAAATGAACCGATTTCAAAATGTTAGTTTTACAAGTGAATCTATGGAAGAAATACTCCCACTCTATCTACACCGAATAAGAAACGGATATGAAGAACTGATAAAAAATATCGATGTATGAAAATCTTTAACGACACTTTGAAATAAATAAATATCCTTTCTAACACCTTTTACGTTCTATCATAAGTTCTTCCATGAATTTTTTAACCGCATCATCATTTTTCTTAATTTGTTTCAATAACTTTTCTGATTCAGCTTCTTTTTTTTCGATTTGTTCGTCATTTTTGTCCAATTTATTTCTAATTTTCTCATTCTTATTTCTAATAGAATCCAGACGTTTTTCTATTGTGCGTTGTTTTCTAGTAGAGCTTGATACACATCGCTGTAGTTGTCGAAACGTAACTGTTTTTGGAGATGAACGCTTAGGCATATATATATAAATATAAAATCCTAAAAATACAACTACATTCTATCTATCTAAGAATACTTCTGTAAAATACAACTAGGGATTAACGTATCCCGCATAATATCTAACTTCTTAAAACACTTATTTATAGTCACTTCACTTACTCCGCATACCGTCTTGATATCCGTTTTAGAAATAGATAAGTTACATAGAGTCGAAATGAAATAGACGATTCCAGCAGCAACCGCATGTGGCGTATTATCCGAAATTGTATCCGCGTCCTCTATTTTTTTCGCGATAAATTTCGATAACATCATCAGCTCCTGATTAATATTCAGTTTCGAGCAATATCTCTCGATAAAACAACTTGGCTTACTCATCGTTAAGTCGGATTGGTTCGAGACTGTTTGACTACGTTCAATATTATGTAATATATTTACCGCCATAGAGCATCCCGTTGTCGCACTCGTTTTATCTAATTGAAAAATCTCGGCAATCTCGTGAGCAGTTCTCGGACAGCCGTTCAATCTACATGAAATATAAATCGATGCAGATTTAATTCCATCACGATTCAGTCCTCGAAACATTTTCTGCGCGGAAATATCTTTATGGATAACCATAGCATCGTCTATAAATAGTTTAGGAATGCCCGAGTTTTGAGCCATCGTTGTAATAAACTGGAATTCTTCGTATAGTGATTTTTCTTTATGAGGCATTGACTGCCATTCTGTCCATTTCCTTATTTTCTTCATCTCATACGACGATTTCGGAGTTGATAGAACTTTACATCCAAAAGAGGATTCTACTAAAAGAGGATTTATTGGGTTTCCACACCTTGTTGGATCATGCCCATTCTTATCTTCTGCTCCAAAGAATCTCCATTCGGGAGAATAGTCTAAAGTATCTCGATATACGATAGCGCAGGATGGATTCGTGCAGGTAGGAAACCCGTCGTCCATAATCATAAGCGTCGAATTACATGTTGCACAAAGTCCAGATTCGATAGTATCCGTATAAAGACATTCAACCGGTAAATGATTCTGTTTTAGTTCGCGATTTTCATTATCAAGAATTTCCCATAGTTTCGATTTCTCGGAATTCGTTAATAGAATCTTCTTCTTTTTTGTGATATTTTTCAGGTCTTTAGGTTCGGTAATAATAGACGGTTCATTCGACATTTCTGCTAAAGTATCGGTGGGCTTTTGTTTAAGATTTTTAACGTATTTTCGCTTTACGCGGATTGTAACATAAACGGGTTCTTTTTTAGGAATCATTTCAGGTAATTTAATATTTTATAGTTAGTAAAATATTAAATTCAATTTTCTGAGAGATATGAATAAAATCTATAAATATATTAGATTAGAAAAAATATATAATGATGATGCTTCCTAAATCGAATCCACCGAATAGTTCACCGTCATCATCCTCATCAGATAATTTACAGAGCGAGTGTAAGGATGCTATAGAACAAAAGCGTATCAATACAGAAAAATTATTTAAAACCGCAGGAAAAGGAATTGCAGACTTTTTTTGTAAAAGTTTACATACAAAAGATGGATTAAATTTAGAAGACTTATTTAAAAAAACTATAGCAAATACAGTAGTTAAGATATTAAATGAACCAAATGGAAAATTTCAATCTAGTGTAAATGGTATAATATTTAATGAATTAAGTGATTATTCAACTAATCTATTTGATACAGCTATTGGAGATGGAGATTCTGTACCTAATTTTACATTACGAGTATTGCGATCGTGTTTTGCTACTGAGAATAGTATAATACCCGGATTATTAGACGAGGCTATAAAAGGGTTAAATCAAACACAACTTAATGCTGGAAATATAATGGCAAAAATGGCCGAGAATATACAGAAAATGTTAAATGGTGGTAATACAAGTATATTTGAACAAGATGCAACAAATGATCCGACAAATACTGGTTCAACATCTAGTATTTTAGAAGATGATTCCAATACAATTCCAAAATTTGAAGTTAAGGGTGTTATGTCAGAGGATGTAACAAAATATATTTGTGATATAAATACATCATTGATTAATGGTGGAAAGACTCTAATTGAAATGATTTTACATTCACAATCGTTCAAAGAAAACATGGAAAATTCAATTACATCCATTTTTGAAACATTTTTAAAAAATAAGAGTGATGATTTATTTAATGAAATCTTAAATGGAGTTAAATTAGGTTCAGATGAATTCTTAAATAATAATATTATTAAATTACATATATTATATTTAATATTAACCAATAATGAAACAGAAAAACCACCTAGTGGTGGATGGTTTAATTTTCAATCAAAAAAAGAATCGAAAAATTCCAGATATTATATTGGACATCAAATATTTCAAGACGCATTATCTGATTTTATTAAAGGAAATACTTCTGATACTAAATCTTTTACTGATATTTTAAATAACAAACTATTAATAAAACTCGCATCTAATGGAGAGGTAATTCAGGGTATTATATCTCTAGTTCCTGGAACTTATGGAGGTAGTATAAAACGAAAAACCAAAGCACGAAAAACCAAAGCACGAAAAACCAAAGCACGAAAAACCAAAAGTAGGAGAATGTTAAAACGAAAATGAAACTTTTTTCTCCAACTTTTCTAGAATATCTGTATTATATACTAAATTTCCAGTAGGTTTATATTGTCCAATAGGGGTATATTGTTTTTTAGGATCTTTTATATCTTTATTTCCTGTATTTAATAAACGTGTATTTGGGTCATTTGAATCGGCAATTTCATCTTCGCGTTTTTCAATTATATTACCTTTTTCATCTACAACGATTCCTGTTTTTTTCTTAAACTCACTCCTTGCGTATGACGGTATCCAATTTTCCCAAGAAACGAATAGCGTATTCGGATGCAAATATTTAACATAAAATCCATTTTCTTCGAGTTTTACCACTAAAAATGCGAGACATTCTCCATTATCATAATTTGGTTCACCGAATATAAACTCTGGAACTGTAAACCATATGTGTTTATCGTTTCGTTTATTTTGTCCAGTAAAATGAATACGTTTATGTATTCTTGCTAAAATTTTATTAAATATAGATAATTGTTTTAGATCGCGTTGACGTTTTTTTTCGTATAAATCGTCAATATTCAATTTATTAGAGGCTTCTTCTTCGTTCGAATATAGTAAGCAAGACATTTATACTTATATAGATATATTATTCGTAGTATTTATTTTTGAGAGATTATACAGATATATTAAAAACCAGATAAATAGATAAAAGATAAAAGATAAAAGATAAATCGGAACATGTCGAAAATTGAACATCTAGTTATATCAGGAGGATGTATATGGGGACTCTACCAATATGGCTTACTAAAAGAACTGCATAAACAAGATTTTTGGAATATTAATAATATAAAATCAATTTATGCTACTTCTGCTGGTACAATGATCGCTTCCATTTTGGCAATGATGATTGATTTCGAAACGATTGACACATATTTCATCGAGAGACCATGGCAACAATTATTGAATATAAACTCACATCATATTTTACAAGCATTTAACACATGTGGAATATTTCATAAAGAAGTATTCTATGATTTTTTTAAACCGATAATGAAGAGTATTGATATGGATATTCATATTACAATAAAAGAATTCTATGAATGGACAAAAATAGATATGCATTTTTTTATAACAGAACTTAATGCGTTTGAACCAATTGATATTAATCATTCTACTTATCCCGACTGGAAATTGATTGATGCAATTTATGCATCGTGTACAATACCCGTAATTTTTTCACCAATTATTGATGGAAATAAATGTTATGTCGATGGTTTATTCTTTAATAATTATCCAATAACTCCATGCATTTTAAAGAATGAAGATACAAATACTATTTTAGGAATATGTATTGATTATGATGATCATTATAATGAAAATGTTACCGAAGAATCCACGATAATTGATTTTACTGGAGTAATATTTAATAAAATATTTAATAAAATTTGTGTTAATGAAACTGGAAAAATTAAAAATGAGATTATTCGTAAAATATTTCCTATAACAATTGATAGTATCCGTAATATTGCGAATTCTAAAGAATTAAGAAAAAATATGATAAACAATGGTGAAGTGGATGCCCTTACTTATTATAATATATGGAACTCTTCCTAAATATTATATTAGTGCTGATTCAACAAATTTATCTAAATGATCGGATGTAATCTTTGCATCATAATCAATTGTAACATTATCTTTTACCATTTTAATCGTAGGGTATGCGTCAATATTATATTTACGAATCATATCGTCTATTTTTATAGGTGTCGTTTTTACTAAACCACTTGCTTCATCGGGAATCTCGGCAATATCAATCGTTCCATTATCTTCTGTACAATTAATATCATAACAATTAATCGTATAATCTCCCTTCTCTGTATTATTATATCTTAGTTTAAATGTATTCCATTCTGGTTTCGCGGTTTTACAATGAGGACACCAATCTACATAGAATAAATAAATATTTACAATCTTTTTACGACCATTTGCGTTAGCCATATCTGACAGAGCCTGTTTTTGAGAATAAGGAATATAAAATTTATTATAACCATAGAATCCGAGTGCTACAAATATAAAAAATATAAAAACAGCTATAATTATATTTACGTATGGTTTTAATGCTTCACTAATTACTGTAAGAACGTTAGACATATATATTTATTGAATATATTATATTTATAGATTAAACGTTTTGTATATTTTAGAATCTATATATATATTAAGAATGGCTAAATTAAAGAATAAAACGAAGAAAAATACACCATTTAAAGATGGACATTTTAATAGTAATGACGGAATGTTAACGACTGTTTGGGGACCAGGAATGTGGCATTCTCTCCATACTATTAGTTTTAATTATCCAGTAAACCCTACTTGTGATGAAAAACGTCATTACCAACAATTTGTCTTAAATTTAGAATATGTATTGCCTTGTGGAAAATGTAGGAAAAATCTTAAAAATAATTTTAAAAAACTTCCATTAAAATGGACAGATATGAAATCTCGTTCAACATTTTCTCTCTATATCTATCGTCTTCATGAACTAATTAATAAAATGTTACATAAGAGTTCTGGACTTTCATATGAAGATGTAAGAGAACGCTACGAACACTTTCGGTCTCGCTGTACAAAATCGTTAAGTGAACCTGTAGTAAAAATAAAAGATAAAGAAGATGGATGTACCGAACCACTTTATGGTGAAAAGGCGAAATGTGTTATTAATATTGTTCCACAATCGACGAAATGTGATACATTTAATATTGATAAAAAATGTATAAAACGTAATCTTACAAAAAGGAAAAAGATTTAGTGAAAATCTAATAAGAATAAAATATAAAATATATATGGAACCATATATATATTAGTTATGTCGATTGATAGTATTAAATTTACAAGTGATTATATTTCTGATGAAGATATATCAGTAAATCCTATAATAGTACCTGTTAAAAAACCAGACCCAGTACCTTTTTGGAGTAAGAATCCAAACGTATTATTTCAAAGTGAATTTATTACAGAATTCTTTCCTGTAGTCGGAATGTCTTTATCGCAAAGTTTAAATTCAATTACGCGGTCAGTTATTATTCTATCAATTATCGGATTTTCTATGACGCGTAATTGGAGTTTTCTTGGAGTATTAGCAATTACTATGACGGCTATTTATTTTTATTATATAGCGCAAAAGAAAGATGAAGGGTTTGAAAATGCGGGTTTAGCCGTAGTAAACGATCCTTCTTATAATAAAAATAATAAGGTAGTTCCAGGATTTGATTCATCAAATAGTGTCTTTGATAAGGCGAGTTCTAGTAATCCTTTCTCAAATGTACTATTACCTGATTATGATATGAACCCTAATAAACCTCCCGCGCCTCCCGCAGGAACGGAAGAAATTTATCATAAAATATTGACTGCTGCCAAACAAACTGTTTCAGAGATAAATAATGATCAACCCGATATTGCGGATAAATTATTTAGAGATTTAGGAGAGAATTTAGAATTCGAACAATCCATGCGTAATTTCTATTCGAATCCTTCTACTACGATTCCAAACGATCAAGCGGCCTTTGCCGAATTTTGTTATGGTAGTATGATATCTTGTAAAGAAGGAAATGTTTTTGCATGTGCCCGTAATCTAGAACGACATACGAATTAATATGTACGTATTTTATTTTTATCTTCTATTTATATATTAAAGAATATGAATAATACGAGCAGTTATTTATTTAATAGTATGGGACGTATAGGAATTGACTTAACTGACCAGACCGCAGAGAATCTATATAATACGCGTTTTGGAAATTATATGGTTTCGAATTATTTTAGCGATAGTACAAGTGACCAACATGTACAGTTTGCAACTCAACAACCGAATGTCTTACCTAATGGAAAGAGTGGTATAGCTGGAGGAGTTATTGACCAGTATTCGTTTTTATTAACAGGTACAGAAACAGAACGTCCTTTAGAAAAACTTCAATTAAACCGTCGACTTTTTAATACAGTACCATATTTAGGAAAAGGTTCTGGTGATCCTACGTTAGAATCACAGCTTTTTCAGGGTGAAATGGTTTCAGATAAGAAATCCGTCGCAACCGTTTCAGAATTATCTTATATAAATTATGCAACATATCCAATGATGGATGATTTAAAATCGCGTATTGGGAATCCTGCATATTCTGTACAAGAAGTCGCTTTAGATGGATGGGTACGTGGTGGTACATCTGCAAGAGATACCAGTTTTAGTAGCAATGCTAGACCTAGAGACACTGGATATTAATATATATTATAAAAATCTATAATATATATATATATATATATATATATTATAATGAATATAACAGAAAAACTTTCTAATAAAATTAGAGAAATCACTGATGAAAAAGAAATGTTAGAAGAAGCTCTAAGTATGTTAGAAAATAATCAAGAAGGTAATCTTGATGAACAGCAATCAATGAGTCAAGAAGGTAATCTTGATGAACAGCAATCAATGAGTCAAGAAGGTAATATTGATGAACAGCAACCAATGAGTCAAGAAGGTAATCTTGATGAACAGCAATCAATGAGTCAAGAAGGTAATCTTGATGAACAGCAATCAATGAGTCAAGAAGGTAATCTTGATGAACAGCAACCAATGAGTCAAGAAG